TCATTGTACATACGCATAGCTATTACCTCCCGATCTATGGTTCTTATAATAAAATAAAAAGATAAAAAGAAAGGAGGCCCGAAGGCCCCCGATCCTTAGCTAAGTTTTATGTACAACAAGATGCACATGGTAATAGCCCAGAGATATGATCCGGCAAGTATACCGTAACAAATCCAGTCTCGTATTCTGATACGTTTCTTATATGTGATGGTTTCAAATGATAATCTATCCATCACTTATGTCCTAATAGTAAAGTAATCTGGTTAGATGCCCAGCGTTCGCACCATAGACGTTCAGGATCATAATGAACCATGTTAGCTTCGGTTTCACCATCGAAGATGTTTACTGTCCAGATTTCATCCTGGTCGCTATAGAAGTAGGATATTACAAATCGAGCATTACGTTCTATTGAGTTTTTATTCACGGCAGTTCTCCTAGTTTTAAAGTNAGGTCGCCGAGGCTCCTAAGCCCCGGCTTCCCAGTTAGTTCTAGTCCACTACTTTCGTAGCACCCAGCTTTTTAGCTTTCGATGGAGTTATCTTTTTCTCTGTAGACAGAGACACTAGTGATAGGTATGGAGTAGTCATTCCACCATCCCTAGTTTTAAAGTTAGTCCATCCGGATCGTAGGACAAACGCTATGTCCTTGCGTGCTTCAAGCTTCTCGAACTCTGCAATAGTAAATCTATTGCCTAGTTTACCACCGTCAATCGCTTTCGTATGAAGGGCAATTTTACCCTTGCCAGCGTTAGCCTTAAGATTGCGATTAACACGCTCAATATCATTACCATCGATATCAGAGCCACGATTCACGTAAGCAACACCGTTAACACAAGCAATGCTTACTAAGTCAGTGAATGTTTTTATGGTGATTGGCTTTCTCCTAGAAAGTTAAATGCTACCCGCCCAACTATTTGAGCGGGCAGTAGTCATGGCTATGCTAGCCATTGTAAGGGGACACCTGTTTCCGCCCTGCTTTGGGCGCACACCGATTTCCTTACTTGCTTTAGGGTGGGGGGGAAATCTTGTTTCCGACATCCAGAGCCTCTCGACATTCAAACTATGGCAGTCAGCCCCTAACTTGTCAAATCTGGCAGGTTTCCGTGACGCTAGAAAAGCTATTATATTGCAAAGACTTACGGGGTATCTTGCACAGTTTATGTAAAGTTTGGACGGGGGGGACATGGCTCGTGCGCACACGCCTACCCCCTGGATAAGGCAAGTTCTCATTGCAAGACCCAAAAAACCAAAGGTTCTGCTTTTGTTCTATTTTATATATCTTACTTGACGCCACACCCCCCATCTGCGTAGACTCCGCTTGGTTATATAACCCTTTTACTCGGAGTATTTTATTATGGGCGCTAATGCCACAAATGCAGAAATTGTTAAACTTCATGTTGTTGAAGAGATTGATGTTCTATCCGATGCCAATCTTAAGATGGGCGGAACAGCTATCACCGCTACTGCTTCAGAGATAAACCAACATTGTGATGAGTCTGCTAATGTAGAGACTGTTACTACAACTAATGTAATTACTGCTGCAGAAAGCGGCAAAACATTCATTCTAAACTCTGCTACTGCTTTTGTCAGTACTTTACCCGCTAAAGCTGCTGGCCTTAGATTTAGATTCTATTGCGGAGCAACAGGTGTAACTGGTGGAAATCATACCATTGTTTGTACGAATGACGACAATACCATTCACGGACAATGCATGGTAGCTGGTGCGTTAGTTGCAGCAGCAGATGAAGGCTCCATTAATCTTGTAGCAGATAAGTTTATAAATGGTGACTACATAGAAGTATTCAATGATGGTGTAGCTTGGCACGTAAGTGGCATGGTTGTCACTAGTGGCGGTTGTACCTTTACTACGTAATACTTGACAATAGCGCTAACTAATAGTTAGAGTCTCCGACCATGGACAACTTGCCTCTTAAGTACCATCCATGGTCGGATCGTTTAGCGATGGACGTTGCCCTTGCTCTTGAGGGTTCAGGAGAGACTCTCCCTGAAATTATGCTGCGGCATAACATCGTAGCGGATGATCTGGGTAGGTTTAACTCGGACCCGGTATTTCTGCAGAAGGTTGGGTTTCTCCGTGAGGAGGTGCGCACTAAAGGTATGACGTTTCGCCTTAAGGCGAGAGCGCAAGCTGAAGAACTACTTACAACAAGTTGGACTCTCATTCACAGCAATGATGTTTCAGCTGCTGTAAAAGCAGATTTAATAAAATCAACTGTTAAGTGGGGCGGACTAGAACCGCAGAAGGACATGGCGGCAGGTGATGGTCCGCAAGGCGGTGTGAGCATTACCATTAACCTCGATAGTCAACAAGCAGCACCTAAGGTGATTGAGCATGTTGAATAAATTTACAGATGTCTACCAAGATTTTCCCGCCTGCATATTTAATACTATTGCAGAAGCACAAGTTTTTACTGCGATGCTGGCCAGACTAGAGATTAGCCACCGTGTTATTTTAGATATGCCGCCCAAACGGTTGAAGCTACCCGTACAAACTATAGTTATATTACTGGATGCATACGATGGCATACGACATTGATTTTACACCCAGCCTGACATGCGGGAACTTTATGGTAAACGACGCTAAGATGCGCGTACTCATGGGGCCGGTTGGGTCAGGTAAATCAGTTACTTCATCTTTTGAAGTTATACGACGGGCTAGTCAGCAACAACCTAATAAGCATGGAATACGTAAATCGCGTGCAGCGATAGTTCGTGAGACAGCTCGTCAACTTATGGATACTACTATCAAGACTTTTCTAGATTGGTTTCCTCCAGGAATTTGCGGCGAGTATATGCGAACCACGAAGACGTACTACTTCAAGGTAGGGGATATTGAATGTGAAGTAATGTTCAGAGCACTTGACGATGCTGATGACGTACGTAACCTTAACTCGCTCGAGCTGACGTTTGCATGGTTCAACGAGTGCAGAGATATCCATCCGGATATTATTGACGCAATGAGTAAACGTGTGGGGCGCTATCCTTCAAAGAAAGACGGAGGACCAACGTGGCATGGAATGTGGGGAGACACTAACCCACCGACTATGGATACATGGTGGTACTACCAGATGGAAGGGTTGAACCCTGATGATGGAGTAACTAAGAACGATAACGGGTGGGCCGTTTATAAACAGCCGTCCGGACAAGGTTCAGATGCAGAAAATATGGAAAACCTTCCGGAAGGATATTACGACACTCAAGGGCGTTCCGAAGAATACATAAGGGTTTACATTAACGGAGAGTACGGTCTATCCAGTGCAGGGCAACCAGTCTATAAATATTTTCGTACAGATTTCCATATGGCTAAGGAAAGGATCAGTCCAATCCTTAATGGTGTCAGGCCGATTATTATTGGAATGGACCTTGGCCTTACTCCGGCAGCGGTCCTTGGACAACTTGACGCTCGAGGACGAGCATTGATACTTGGTGAAGCTGTAAGCTTTGATATGGGAGTGCAGCGTTTTGCCCGTACGGTTCTCAAACCTATGTTGTTCGAGCGGTTCTCCGGAGCCAGTGTTCACATAGTTGTTGATCCGGCAGGAGTCCAACGTGCGCAGACTGACGAGCGAAGTGCCATTGATATACTTAAGTCTGAAGGGTTTAAAGTTATTCCGGCTAAAACTAATAACATTACACCAAGGTTAAGTGCAGTGGACGACTTCCTTATGCGGCACGCTGATGGTGACAGTGCGTTTCTCGTTGACCCTACCTGTACAAGTCTGAAGTCGGCTATGATGGGGGGTTACCGCTTTCATCCCAAGACAGGAAAGATTGAGAAAAATAACCATTCCCATGTTGCTGAAGCTTTACAGTATCTAATGTTACATATTGCATCTATAGCAGATGGCGCTATAGTAACGCAGCGCCGAGAGATTATACCTCGCTCGGCGCTCGGCTGGACTTAGACTCCTCTGGTGTAAGTAACAGCCTTCCCAGTTGGTTGGAGAGATACCTCCCTCCTCCCATAAACTTTCCCCTCATCAGACTCCTAGCTGGTGGGGGGGATTTTTATGTTGACAGTGTAACTTGTTGTAGGATATTCCTGAAGGACCTAGAATTTACAGGGAGAAGTTTGCTATGGATAGAAAGTATACCAACCAGCTTCCTGATCGTATTAAGTATAATAATATGCTCTATGAGTCATCTCGAAATAAACCATCCTTTATATTAGAAGCTGAAGCTAAATCAAAGAAAGATTTTAGCCCAGCAAGAACTGTATTAAAAGTAAGAGAAGCAAAAAAATTAAGAGAAAAAGCTAGGGGTAAAAAGTAATGGATAGAAAGTATTCTAATCAAACTGGCACGCGAAAGAAGATAAGTTTAGGTACACGCGCAAAAAACCTTGCCGATAGAGCTGGCACTTTGTACGGATCAATGTTTATGGCAGGTATGGGTGCAGATGATTTCAATGAGAGGATGGCTCGGGGTAAAAAACGCCGGGTAAAACGTATTGAGGATGACCAGCAAAGAAGGAAGGGGCCGTCTGTTAGCCTGCCAATTCCGCCGAGGTCCCGTTAATGGCCGGTCTTAACTTCCTCACAGTTATAGATAACGATACTCTCGTCAGAGAGGAAAAGCAGGAAGCTGACCGTGCTGCGCGTGAGCGACAGGCTGAACCTCTTATGTTGGGGCTTGGGTCGTATTTGCGTGGTGCGTTTGAGGCAGCGAAACGATCTAAAGATCCAATCGAGACAAGTATGCTTAAAGCGTTACGGCAACGTAACGGTGAGTATGAGGCTTCTAGACTGAAGCAGATACAACTTCAAGGTGGCTCAGAAATTTATATGATGATCACCGAAGTTAAGTGTCGCGCAGCTGAAAGCTGGTTGCGTGATATCCTTATGGACGAGGGCACGCCACCGTGGGATATACAGCCTACACCGGAACCTGATCTTCCAGAAGCACGTGATGAAGTAATTAATGAGATACTCGGGGATAAAGTTTCTAGATTTATAGAAGAGATAGGTACAGCACCTAGGCCCTCCGAGGTTGCGCAACTAAAAGAAGTTGCAGCGCAAGAGTTACGATTTTCAGTTCTACAAGAAGCTCAGATTCGTGCTGATAAAATGAAGGTTCGGATTAAAGATCAGTTTGCTGAGGGCGGGTTTCCTGAAGGCTTTAATGAATTTATTACTGATCTTGTAACGTTTCCGGTTGCTATTCTTAAAGGGCCAGTCATACGTAACAAGAAGAAGTTGTCATGGGGTAGGGATAAAGATGGTGCAACTATAGCTGTCACTGACGATGTGTTGGCTCCGGAGTATGAGCGTGTTGATCCTTTTATGTTTTATCCTGAGCCAGGAATTTCTACTATTGATGAAGGGTATGTGTTTGAACATCACCCTCTAACTCGTATGGCACTCTCAAACCTTATTGGCGCAGAAGGTTATGATGACGATGCAATACGGTCTATCCTTGAGTTTGGTAGTGGACGGTCATGGATTAGTACTGAAGTCTCGCAAGAAAAAGATACACAAGAGAAAAAGTTTAGTACTGAACTTAGACCCACACAAGTATACGATGCCCTTGAGTTCTGGGGTAAAGTTAGCGGATCAATGTTACTTGAATGGGGTCTTACTTCTGAGGAAGTTCCCGATCCCGCCAAGGAGTATGATGCAAATGTCTGGATGGTCGGGGATTTTATTATCAAAGCTATTCTTAATTATGACCCCCTTGGTGAAAAGCCTTATGCTACTACTTCGTTTATTAAGAACCCTGGAGCTTTTTGGGGTAAAGGTATTCCAGAAGTTATTGAGGATGTGCAGAACATGGCTAATGCGGCTGCACGTTCGTTGGCGAATAATATGGGTATTGCTTCTGGTCCTCAGGTTGAAGTTAATCTTGAGCGTATTCCAACCAATGAAGATATTACTCAAATATATCCGTGGCGTATTTGGCAAGTGCTTAACGACCCATTGGGTGGCGCAGCACCAGCAGTTCGCTTTAACCAGCCGAACGACAATTCTGGCGCGTTACTTGCTGTCTACGAAAAGTTCAGTCAGTTGGCCGACGACCACAGCGGCATCCCCTCCTATTTATCAGGTGACCTCAACGTTAAAGGCGCAGGTCGTACGGCTAGCGGGCTATCTATGTTGATGGGGTCTGCTGGAAAAAGTATACGTCAAGTTGTTATGCATATTGATTCAGATATTTTGAAAATTATTGTTAGCCGTCAATTTGTGTATAACATGCGGTATGATCCAGATGAGAGTATTAAAGGTGATGCGCAGGTTATTCCAAGGGGCGCTATTCAATTAGCAGTTAAAGATACCGTTAATACTCGTCGTGTTGAGTTTTTGCAGGCGACGGCAAATGAGTTTGATATGCAGATATTAGGCTCAGATGGTCGTGCAGCTATCCTTCGTGAAGTTGCTAAGGGTTTGCAAATGCCTGTAGATGAGGTAGTACCTTCTCGTGAGAAGGCTGCGTTTAATAAACGTGCCGCCCAATCAGAAGCGCAAGCTTCGATTACACCACCTGATGGTGGGCGCACAGGCGGGCAGCCGCAAACTATAGATGAGGCCGGTAATCCGGCAGGTGGTTTGAATACAGTTTCAAATCAAAATACAGGACAAGCGGTATGATTAAACCAGATAACGAAGTTATTAGAGCTTTTTCTCATATCGCACAGAACGTACCAGCTGCGAAGGCGTATCTTGATGAGCAATACTATATAGAGCTCAAAAGGTTACCCAACGCAAATGGCAGTACCGGCGTCGCACAGGGGCGGTGCCAAGTACTACAAGAGATCACTGATCTCTTAAATAATGCCCCTGAGATTGTAGCAGATGCCCGTAAGGGCAAGCTACCTTAACCACGCACACCGATAGGAGCGTATAAATGGCAGTACCAAAACAAGTTCGTAAACAGACTGAGGCTGTTCAAGCCTTGTATAATGACCTCAATGATGAGGGTACTACGTCGCCGCAAGGTGAAGCAGCCCCTGTTGTTGCAGAACTCGTTACACAAGAGCCTACATCAGCCGACAGTGTTGACGATTTTGTACCTCAGCCTGAACCTGTTGAGCAGGGTAAAGGCGACCAAGAAGACTTTGAACAGAAATGGAAGACTCTTCAGGGTATGTATACTGCTGATACTTCGCGGTTAACTGCGGAGAACCAGCAATTGGACGGACGGCTGCGAAGTATGGAGGAACTTATCTCCACTCTGCAGACAACCCCCGATGCACCCCCTGAGCCCGAGAAGCCTAAAAGCCTCTTAACGGAGGATGAGGTGGAAGAGTATGGGGAGTCTATTGACATTATGCGTAAGGTTAATCAGGAGACTACTGATTCTCAGCAAGCCCAGATTGATTCGTTGAACGCAACTATTCAGCAGTTGCAGGGGCAAGTTGTCCCGCGTGTTGAACAGATTGCTACCCAACAAGCGCAAAGTGTCGAGCAAAATTTCTGGTCTGCTTTATCTGATGCAGTGCCTAATTGGCGGGATGTTAACGACGCACCTGAGTTTAAGGAGTGGCTGTTAGAAATTGATCCTCTCACCAATATGACTCGTCAGACGTACCTCGATGGTGCCCAGCGTGATATGGATGCCAACCGAGTTGCGCAGTTCTTCATTTCTTGGACTCAGGCAAATGGTGCGATACAAGCTCAACCTAATCGGAGCGCTTCCAATTCCGAGCTTGCTAAACAAATTGCCCCGGGTAAAGGCCGGTCTATTGGTACTCCCCATGGCAATACGAAGACTACTTATACTCCGCAGGACATTACTGAATTTTTCAAAAATGTTCGGGATGGTAAGTTTCGAGGTAAGGAAGAGG